TTTCAAACCTAAACAAATCGGATATGTTTATTGTTGATGAAGGCTTCGGCGCGCTAGATCCACAAAATCTTGAAGCCGTAACAACGCTCCTTCAAAGACTTAAGACTTATTATCGATTAATAATGGTGATCTCCCACGTCGATGTCATTAAGGATTCTGTTGATAATATAGTTGATATTACAAAGTCAGGAAAGGACTCAAAGGTAGAATATGTCTGATGTTATTTGCATTGAAAAAAACGGCATAAAAATTATAAAACCAGCTAATTATGACTGCGACGTCAAAGATTGCAATATATGCGGCTTTGCACTTCGCGATATGCAGGATGTCCATGAACATTCAAATCACGGATGTTGCACTGACTGTTCCCTTTATTTTAGACAACCAAACAGGAAAAAATGGGACGACGGATGGCGCCCAGATAGAAAACAGATTGACAGTGTAATATTTATTAAAAGCACAGGAGAAAAAAATGCTTAGTATGTCCCAACACAATGTTTTAGAAGGTATTCTGGATGCAACATTTGGTAAACCTTCAATGAACAACCTTAACGCAACCAACCATGCCTTACGGCACAAACTGGGCACCGACGTCGACGGAAAGATTATACTTGAAATTCGTTACGAAAGAGGTGTCAATTTTGCCCCATCTAAAGGCTTAGCAACCCAAAAGAAAGAATTAGACAAAGACAGTTTTAATGCAATCGGTGAAAAGATTGCCGCGGCCAAAAAAGAGTTTAGAGAACTAGCTGAGTCAACACTTAAAGTGAAGGCAATTAGCGACGGTCAATCGGATATAATCCCAATATCATTTAATGAAAGTCTGGTCCGCGCGCGATACCGAGCAACAGTGGTTTATGAGATCGACGTATAAGCCCCATGTCGAAAACACAGAAACAACGTCAAATAAAAGAAATAATTAAGTGTGGAAGACAGCCTACCTATTTTTTCAACAGGTATGTTCAAATCCAGCACCCTATTCGTGGTGCAATTCCTTTTAAGACGTTCGACTTTCAGGACGATTGTGTCGAAGCTTTTGAAGACCATCGATTTAACATAATATTAAAAAGTCGACAGCTCGGTTTATCAACGATTACGGCAGCTTACTCTGCTTGGTTGGCGATATTTCACAAGGATAAAAACGTTTTAGTAATTGCAACAAAGCTAGCTGTTGCGCAAAACTTTATTCGAAAAGTTAAATTTGTTATTCAATCAATGCCAAAGTGGCTTTTGATTCCAGAAATAGTTAATAACAATAAACAGGCCCTAGAATTTTCCAACGGTTCAACCATAAAGGCAATTCCAACATCTGAAGATGCAGGTCGTTCAGAAGCACTTACTCTTTTAATCGTCGACGAGGCTGCTTTTGTAAGAAATTTTGATACTTTGTGGACCGGTCTATATCCGACGTTGTCCACCGGTGGTAGAGCAATCGTGCTATCGACCCCGAACGGAGTAGGAGGTCAGTATTACGACCTATGGAAACAAGCAGAAGACGGTCAAAATGTTTTCAACCCAATAAAGCTTCCATGGGACGTGCATCCAGAAAGAGATGACGAATGGTTTGAAAAAGAAACTAAGAACATGTCTAAAAAGCAAATCGCTCAGGAATTACTATGCGATTTTCAAGCTTCAGGTGCAACTTTCTTACAGGTGGAGGATATTGAGTATATACGTGGATGGATCCGCGACCCAATTGATAAATGGGGACCGGAAATGGGTGTATGGGTCTGGGATTATCCACTAACAGAAAAAAAGTATATTATATCAGCTGATGTTGCAAGAGGCGACGCTGCTGACTATTCCACTTTTCATGTCATTGATACCGAAGCTTCAGCGGTCGTCGCCGAATATAGAGGAAAGGCACCACCGGATAAATTTGCTCAAGTGATTGCAGAAGCCGGAAGAAGATACAACAACGCGTTAATATGTCCAGAAAATAACTCTTACGGATACGCCGTAATCATGAAACTTGCGGAAATGGACTATAGAAATTTATATTTTCAAACGGAAAAAGATCGATACTCCTACATGTATGGAGCAAAAGATATTGGTAAAATAGGCTTTCAAACAAACGCAAAAACAAGATCTCAGATATTAACTAAACTAGAAGAGGTTTTAAGAACACGCTCTATTGTTGTAAAATCTTCTAGACTGTACTCTGAGCTCAAAACCTTTATATGGAAAAACGGAAAAGCCCAAGCACAAAAAGGTCAACATGACGATTTAATCATGGCGCTAGCAATCGGAGTGTGGTTGTATGATACAACTCCACATTATAGCAAAACCGGTACAGACTTGAACAAGGCGATGTTAGCTGCTTTTGGTACTAGCAACACCCCAGTAGGAGAAACAGTTATAAACTCGACACCAAAACAGGTTGTCGATTCTACAGGGACTAAAAGATTATTAAATAACGGCAAGAGCGTATATACTAATTTTGATTGGCTTATAAAATAATATCATAATTAGGTATAAAGAGGATACAAATGGCTGAAAACGAAAATAATACTAACTTATTCAGAAGGCTTACTAAGTTATTTAGGTCAGGCCCAACGATCAAAAGAAGGGTAAGGTCATTCGACCCAGAATCTAAGACAGCTTCGAGTGCAGTAGAGCTATTCAAAAAGTCTCATTCGGACGTTTATAATTCTACACTAAGTGCATATGGCACCTTTGATAGAATGGCAAGATATTCAGACTTTTCCGAAATGGAAGCTACTCCGGAGATCGCGTCAGCATTAGACATATATGCTGAGGAAACAGTGTCTGAGGATGCAGAGGGAAAGTGTCTACATATAAGATCAGATAACAGAAAAATTAGAGACCTTTTAAACACTCTTTTTTACGACACCCTGAACATTGACTTTAACCTTGTAATGTGGGTAAGAAATCTATGCAAGTATGGAGATTTTTTCCTTTTCAACGATGTACATCCAGAATTTGGTGTCATTAATGCTTATCCCATCCCGATAACCGAAATGGAAAGAGAGGAAGGGTTTGATCCTAACGATCCATCTGCGGTCAGGTTTCGTTGGGTTACGCAAGGAAACCAAGTACTAGAAAATTGGCAAATAAGCCATTTCAGACTTTTAGGCAACGACGCTTTCTTACCGTACGGATCTTCGGTACTTGAGTCAGCTCGGAGGATTTGGCGCCAGCTAATTCTTATTGAAGATGCAATGCTTGTTTACAGAGTTATGAGGTCACCCGAACGCCGAGTATTTTACATAGACGTCGGTAACGTGCCTCCAGAAGACGTCGCAAATTACGTGGAACAAGCAAAATCAGTACTAAAAAGAAGCCCTGTAATCAACAAGACTAATGGACAGATGGATTTACGATACAATCCAATGTCAGTTGATGAAGACTATTTTATCCCTGTCCGAGGTGGAGATTCTGGTACAAGAATCGATTCTCTGGCTGGAGGTTCGAACACTAGCGCAATTGAAGACGTTGAGTATATACAGAAAAAGTTGTTTGCGGCGTTAAAAATACCAAAAGCATACTTGGGATATGATGAGGAAATCGGTGCAAAAGCAACGTTAGCACAAGAAGATATTAGATTTTCTAGAACTATTCAGAGAATTCAAAAAACAATAATTGCTGAACTAAACAAGGTTGCAATGATTCATTTGTTCTCGCACGGTTTCGACGGCGAAGATCTTCTTGATTTTTCTCTTTCTTTATCAAACCCAAGTTCTTTAGCTCAACAACAGAAGTTATCTCTAATTGAACAAAAGTTTGCCATCGCAGGTGGTGCACCTGAAGGTATGGTATCTAGAACTTGGATTCGCAAAAATGTTTTTGGTTTCACTCGCGATGAGATTGATAAAATCGAAGATCAGAAATTAGCAGAGAAACTTATCGATTTAGAGATCGACGCAGCTAAGCCACCTGGAGAAGCTGGTGGTGACGACGCTGGTGGAGATGATGCAGCCGGCGGTGACGAAGGCGGCGGACTATTCGCTGCTGATTATCCCTCTATAGACAATGTTCTAGACGGCTCACCAATATCACCTGCCGAACCACTTGAAGAATTAGACGGTGGCCAAGACGAAGACTCTGATGATGAGATCGATCTAGATAAAGTATCGAGCAGCTTAATAAACCCAGATTCTCGGGTAAGTAATTCAAAAAACAGGTCGCTTAAAAAGAAAGACCGGTCTGTAAAAAGAGGTCCTTTAGAACTCAACATGCCAGACTTCCGTACGATGACCTCAACCGGAAAATTCGGCAGAAAACAGGACAGCCTAAACAACCCATATGATACTGACTTTCTTAAAAACCCTTTTGGCAACACTTTTGCAGAGTCAAAAACTTCTCTTGCAGACATAATTTTGGGTGAACAAGAGCAGGACGACAGTAATTATACTGGGTACCGCCCCAGTTTAGATGTTTCAATGCAGCGAACGTTAGAGTCAATGAGAGGCAAGTTTGGAAAAGCGCAAATACTTAAAGAAGAAAAGGAATTTGAATTAGACTTCGATTTGGAGGAAGATGATGACTAAAAAATCCCACAACAAAAAAAGAAATGTCGGGATTATTTATGAGCAGTTAATTTTGACGGTATCAAAAGGAATTGTTGAGAATAATCGCGCAACCGTGGCTAGTGCAAAAAAAATTATTAAAAAGCACTTTTCGCCAGGTACAGAATTGTATAGAGAGCACAAGTTGTTCCAAGCTTTGGTAAAGCCTTATATTGATAACGACAGCCTGGCCACAGCTATATTGGGAGAGGCAAAAAAAGCTAGCCGAGCCCATGATTACAATCGACTCGAAAGAGAAAAGTCGATACTCATAAGAGACATCAACCTGACTTTCGGAAAACAGTTTTACAAGACTCGAGTCCGGGAATATAAGGATTATGCAACTATTCAAACATTGCTTAACGATTGGCGCACAAAAAACGCTGACATTTCTAGGGTTGTAGAGTTCGAGCAAAAAGCTCACACAATCCTTACCCGCGAAAAAAGTTTGAAGACCCTTAAAGAGCAACAAACTCCAGAAATTGATAACCTAGTCGTAAAAATTATGACCGAAAAATTCAACAATAAGTACGGAGCCAGACTTTCAGACCAACAGCGTAATCTTATCAAGAAATATGTTATGTCTGAGGCTAAGCCAAATTTTTCTTCCACTCTTGAATCAATCAAAGAAACTTGTATAGCAGATCTAAAAAAATACATGGTAACATGCGAATCACAGATTGTTAAGGCCAAAATAAAGCCGGTCCTAAACGAGTTATCCACTCTCAACACAAAAAATATTAACGATGAAACTTTTAGCAGATTTATGCTTCTGTGTCAATTACAGACCGAGTTAAAGGAGAGAAAACAATGAACAATACTTTAAAGCTTCTCCAGGAATGGCAAAACTGGTCTTATGATAAAAACAAAATATTAGAAGAACGTGCCGGAAACGGTGGCAAAACCATCATGCGCGGCATTCTTCAGAAATCAAACACACTGAATCAAAACGGTCGTATATACCCAAAAGAAATATTAGAGCGTGAAGTAAGAAATTATCAAAAGTTTATTGCGGAACGCCGGGCATTAGGCGAGTTGGACCATCCAGAATCCTCTGTTGTAGAGCTTAAGAATGCATCACATCTTGTCACAGAGGCTTACATGGACGGTGATATATGCTATGGGGTTGTTGAAATACTAGATACACCAAGCGGAAAAATACTTAAGTCACTGATTGAATCTGGCGT